CGCACGGACAAGCGAAAGCATGTCTTCGGGACGAGCCTCCGGAATTAGACGATGAAAGCAAATGGCATTCAACAAATGAGCCTGATAGGTGTTCAAGTCAGTGGTCGGCTTCATGCCAGAGGGATTACCATGAAAGCGAAGCCAGGAATCTCTACCGAAAACCATGATGCTTTGGGACATGGCAAGAAGATAAGCGTAGCGACGTTTCCAGGTCGGTTGACCGTAATCCTGATAGTATTTAGTGGTGAAACGCAAAAACGATTCAAAAGTCTGCCACAATTCAGTAGCTTCCATACTCTTGTAATCACAATCGACAAGTTTTTGCTTGGGGTCAAGATTAAAGAGGCGGGAAAAGGCCATATCCCATTCGATGGAAGCGGGATCAATGCCAACTGATGATGGATTAGACGTAGCGTCATTGTGGAGATAGCGCATGAAGTCACCAAAACCCATGGTTCCAAGGACAAGCCATTCTAATGGGCTACGCTGAAAAGTGCGAGTCGCTCGCTCAGCAATTTTCTGGTGTTTACGGGTTTCATCTTTGAGGCAGGGCATAAGTATGGCCATAGGAACATATCCTTCATCAATCTCATCAATAAGAGATTGAACACTTTGGATAAGTTCCGGGGTGGGAATGTGAACCTGTTCACCGTTAACCTCTTGTAGAGGTAAGAGATCAGTTCGTTTGCAGTTCCAGCCAAAGCCCACAGAGGCATCAGGAGGAATAGAATTCACTGCCTCAGTTATAGTCCATTCGCGAAGGGGTTGAACTGGAAATTTATAGCAGAGATCTATGCATTTTTCAGCGAAACGAACGTGATCAGGATGAAGGGGATGACGTTCAATTCCGTATTTCACCTCTTGAGGGAAAACGATATCAGGTTCGAGAACAGCAGGCGCGACACGACAGGGGCGACTAGGGTCACAATCTTTGAAGGGCGTTTTCTTCAGACTGGTTTTCGTTGGCACCATAAAATTACGATCGAGACGCCACAACCCAGGAAGACGATCAGAAGGACCGCGACCGTTGTCAGAAATTCGTTTTACGGAATAGCGTTTGGGGTTGAATTTTGCATGGGCATCAGCACGGTCGAAAGTTTCGCTGGGACTAAGCATGACGAGACTATCGCTTGGTTTAAGATTAATGTACTTAACTAAATCCTTGCGATAGAGACGAACAAAGAAAGCACTAGCGTTACCAGCGACGTACATACCGAGGATTTGCAACTGCCCGTTGACATTTCCCCAGAGCAAGGATCCGCAATCACCACTCTGGAGAGGATGGACTAAATTCGTGACTATAACGTTGCGAGCGCCACCGTTCCCGTTAATGTTGACGTACTGGACGCCAGCAGAAAAACGGGATATGATACCAGGAACCGTACGATCGCCAACAAGACAGGCAACGGCACCCTCGTGGATGGAGAGTTTCTCGTTAGGGGTGTCAGTGAAATATGACAAGTTCTTGCCAGCCACGCGAATGCCTGGAATCTTGGTGGGAAGGACGAAAATAGCAACGTCATTACGTTCATCAGGTATAAAGAAATTTGTACCGAGAACGGGCCAAAGTTCCACATCCGACGTGACGTGTTCAACTTCATACGAAATCTTGAGCAAGTCAAGTTTAAGTTCGAAATTGGAACGATCACGCAGAATGTGCAAGGGCGAAACGACGGTCTGGGCATCAAGAAGGAAGCCATATAAATGGTTTCCATGACAGGATAACGTGACAACGCCTTTAGCTAATCGATCAGCAAAAATGTAGGCAGGATTTGGTGTGGGATTAGTTTCTGCAG